TGCAAATGATGTTCTGCTAAATGCCAAAATTGATGAATATGATTTGTTGGGACATAAAATAAATTTCTTACCATAGGATACTCCTGGAGTTATCCTACTATAACATATCCATAAGTTAGGTTCGATGCGTTGTTTGCAAAGTGTGAAACTGTTGCCTGCCCGTTTTGCTGTGCAGATACATAAACATTGTCCATACTGAATGGTGCAATGTATGTAATGTTAATTTGTGCAGATGGTATTGCAGGTCTTGTGTATGGTGTTGTCGTTGTAGCAGTAAAATGTTCTAAAGATACATCAGCAGAAGATGTTGCTCCTGCTATTTCTATATAATCACCTGCATTTAAATCTAACACATGACTTGCAGTTCCAGTTAAATGAGATGGGTCGCCAGTAGACTTTCTTGCAGGTAAACCAAATCTTTTTCCAGAGTCAGCAATATCACTGCCATTTACTCTAAACCACACATCTGCATATTCTGCATCGTTATTAGCGTTTGCTAGTTGTAAAGAAAATAATGCTTTATATATGCCATCGTTTCTAACATATATTCTTGATGTATTGACTCCATCTAAATACATACCATTTATTTCATGCTCTGTAGTCCATTCAACCACTGCTGTGTTACCTGAACTTGGTGCTAACTGGTCTGTATTTTTAGTAAACTCACCATAAGGTGCTGTAGATGTTTCTGCTGAGTCACTAAATGGAACTAATATAATTTTAGAGTCAGTACTAATTCTTTCGTTATAAATAGTTGTTGTAGTTGCCCAACCAGTAGATAAATCAAATGTACCAGTGTTATTTGTTTTTCCGTTTAGTATCTGGTTAGTTACTTCAGCAATTTCACGAGTATCTGCATACTGTGGTTGTAATCGTCTAAACTGGTTTGCCATTATCGGTTACCTTGCGATTTCACATCAATATCTAATCCAACTGCATTTGTCCAGTTACCTGTAGGACTGATAGAAAAACGATGATAACGACCTGCACTACGCAAACTTGCACGACCTTCAGATGATGTAGTTACAGATGAACCAAACTGAATGTTATCGTCTAATTCTCGTCTTGATGCTATTTTTATAATTGCACTACCATTGTCTATTTGAGGTCTAGCAAGAGTTACAACAGAGTTATATCCTAGTTCAATGTCAGCAGTAATAAGTTCTGAATTGTAATTTGATCCTGTAAAGGTCACAAGTTTTGCATCTTTAAATCCTGCAAATAAGAACTTACCACCTACCCATAATCGTGAATCTAATGATGCAGGTAATGCGTCAATATTTGTATACCCTAGCACTGACTCTAAACCTTCCAATGTATAACCAGTTGTAGTAATACTGCCTACCCCTGTAGTTAATGTCTCTGCTCTTGACCATTTATTAAGTTGCCAATTATAAATTAAAATACTCCGACCACTATCTACGTTTTTATAATTCCATACAACTAATTTTTTAATAGGATCTACAGAAGCAGACATAGAGTTTAGATTTGTTAAGTCTGCATTATCGTAAAAATATCTATCTACTTTTTCTGTGCCAATTCCTGTGACCATATTCCCATCACAAGAATAAAAACCATCATCAGATAAGAAAAATGCTGTAGCACCATATTGTGCAATAGAGTTACCTTCAATACAACCTAACCCTCTTGAGATCATATCGAATTGGAATATAAGCGGAGTTCCTGCGTATGTTGCCCTATATATACCTCTCTCACAGAATACAAGACCAAACTCACCTCCTGACAAACCAGTTATGTTACCAGAATCTGGAAGTATCTGAAAATCAGACTGACTTGTTGATCCTGAGACCCATGTTGTTTCCGAGTTAATATCAGACCATTGAACTTTTTGAGGTTGTGTTCCACCATCTAAATGTGCAGTGAAAACAAAATCACGAACCACTGTGACATATTTAGCAACAGGTGCATTGGCATCAAGATCTGCAAATTGTGTTGATGTTCCTAGTGTCCATCCTTGTAATTTTGAAGCATTATTTGCGCCAATTACTACTTTACCAAACTGCGTAAATTTCCATGTTCCTCCACCATAACCACCTGTTTTAGATACATCGTCTAATGATAAATCTGTTGCATCTAATTTAAATAATTTAGTTGATCCACCTGCAAAAATACCTACTTCATCACCATGCTTTGAACCAAATACAGAGTTAATGTTTTCTGTTGCATTTGATGAAAAATCTTCTGCATTAGCAAAAGGTGCATAACCTATAGAGGTAGGAAACACATTTTTTGCATCTCTTAATGATGTAATTGATGGTTGGTCGGGTAACCATTCTTCAAATTGTATTCTAGTTGCCATTAATTATTGTGCCTTGTATTAGATTTATTAAAACTCTATCCAACCAGTAACAATATATTTTGTTTCTGTTAATGGTGGGTTTCCTCTATGTGTATGGGTAAATGAAGCAGGAAATATCATTGCAGTTCCTTTTTTTGGAATTACTCTTTGAGATTGATATAAAAACTCAGTTTCTCCTCCATCTGAAATATCATTCAAATAAACTGCCCATGCTAATATTCTTGCAGAATTTTCTTTTGTTCCTTGCTCGCAATGCCATGTATGATAACCTTGACTTGGTTCAGTTTTCTGAATCTTTATCCCATACATTTTATGATAACCAATTTTGTTTAATATTGAATATTTGTTTGCATACTTTGTGTAACATTTCCAAAATAATTCATTGAATTGATTTATTATATTTGAATCAATAAATTGCAATGGAACATATGGTAATGATATTGAATTATCTTCAATTTCTATAGAATCAACTTTATTTGAATAATTTTGCCTATCATATGTGTAACCATATTCTTCTGCTAATTTGTAAGTATTAATTAAATCATCACAAAGTTTGTCTGGTATTGCATTATCATATATTTCTATAAAATTATCTTTCACTAGTTTTCCTTAGTAGTTGGATAATTTATTATATCATTAATAACCTATTGCAACCCATGATACAGGAATACTAGAACCTGCATCATTGGAATCATTACCAATTCTAATTGAAGATGTAGTTGAAGCATTTCTATCCCAATAAATTGTATTACTACCACCAATAAAACTTGTTTGTATTCCAACTAATTGAACATTAAATAAAGCATTTGGAAATGTAATTGGAAGTGTCACTGATATTTCATTTTCATTTGCTACATTGCCAGATATACCCCATTGAACAATTAATCCATTGCTAAAAGTAACATATCCATTAGTTGAATTAGACCCTGTTATATCTGAAGTAGTCCAACTAAAAGAACCATCTCCGTCAGATACTAAAAACTGACCTGATGTTCCATTACCACTAACATTTAGTGCTGTTGCATCTACAGCATTTGTTGCTATTTTTGCACTTGTTACTGCACCGTTTGCAAGATTACCTGCAACAATTGTTCCGTCTGCAATTTTGGCACTTGTAACTGCATCGTCTGCCAAATCGCTTGTAGCAATAGTTCCATCTGTAATGTTTGCAGATACAATAGTGTTTAATGTTGCAAGTGTTCCTAATCCTAAATTTGTTCTAGCATCACTTGCTGTAGTAGCACCTGTTCCGCCTGATGCGATTGGTAATGTATCACCTGATAGACCTGCTTGGAAGTCTTTTAGATGTGCCATAACCTCACGAATAGCATTATTAATGCCTGAAGGCGGACATGATTCAGCAATGTTAATACCATCTACATCGGTATTATTGCTTGCGGTTGAATCGTATTCAGAAATCTTTGTTTTTGCCATGTTTTATCCTTGTCGTAACCATGTGTTTGATTCAGGTGTATCTTCCACCCATACTTCGTTTCCAGATGATACAGTAGACCATGTTTCTGTGCCAACTGTGCTATCAATCCATTCTTTACTACCTACTACAGAGTTAGTCCATACTTCTGAACCAACTGCACTATCTGACCATTCTTCGCCTAAAACATATCCTGTTGTTCCTACTAATGCTTCTGATGTAATTGCTCCACCTGCTGACCATATTGCATTTGCTAAAGATGATAGCGTAGCATTAGAATTTATATTGCCTGATGATGTTCTTAATCTTCTTGCTTCTGTTGTAATAGTTGCATTTGCATCTACATTTGCATTTCTACTGTATATAGCAACACCATTTGCAATAACATTAACATTAGAGAATATCGATCCACTTGCTCTTGCAAGTGAATATCCGTCTGCATCAACTAACGCATAAGCAGATATATCTCCACTGTTTGTTCTTATTCGTAAATAATCTATGTCAACATTTGCATTAGATTCAATACTTGATGATGATGTTCTTAATCTTCTTGCATTGCCTGTAACATTTGCATTTGCATTAACATCTGCTACACCACTAGCAATTAAAATGCCATTAGCAATTACAGAAACATTAGAGAATATACTGCCACTTGCAACAGCAACGGAATATCCATCTGCATCGACTAACGCATAAGCATTAATACTTGCATTGTTATTTCCAATAATTCTTAAATAATCGACATCAACAGTCGCATCAGATGTAATACCTGCAACACCTTGTTGAACACGATAACCAATAGCAGTAGCATCACCATTAGCAGTAATGTTTCCTGCAAAAGTTTTAATGCGATAGCAAATAGCAGAGACACTAGCATCTGCTGTAATACTTGCTTCACCTAATTTAATAGGTGAATCAACAGGTAATGTAGAAAAACTGTTTGCCGAAAATGCAATTATTCCAAACATTACTCACCCTCTGTATATTCTACCCAAGCGGTATTTTCTTCATCCCATTTATATTGTTTGCCATCAGTAGGTTTAGGTATTGGTGCTTCCCATAAACAAGTGTTTTC